TTTCCTCCTAGTCCTTCTACATCTTCTTCTGTCCCTAAACAAATAGGACAACTGTATCCTTTACTAGGTGCTTTATGAATTGATTTAAGTTCTTCTCTTACCTTGTGTAATTTATTATTACAAGGTTTGCATTCTCGTCTGAGATAGTTTCCTCCGCTGGCAAAATTAAAAAAGTCTAAAGGTAGCCATTGTTTACATTTTCCGCACAGCCTAGTTTCTTCTTTATGACTAATTTCTTTTTCAGCAAAAAGTACTAACTGTTCTGGATCATCAGTGTGTTTCTGACCAGTTTGTTCCGACATTATAATCTCCGTCTAATGGACACTTCAGGTCTAGTGCTTCACCCGCTTTTATTATTGATTGTACTCCAAGGTTACCAACTTCTTCTGCGTCTTCTTCTGAAACCTCTAGCTGCCATTCATCGTGTACATTGGCTACAAAGGCAGCGTCTAATCCTTTTTCCTTTATGAGAGAATCAAATATAATAAGGCCCTGCTTCATTACAATAGAACCTGCTCCCTGCAGTAGAGTGTTGAGGGCTGCGTGTTTTGTTCTCACATATAACTTTCTGCCATCTAATCCTTTGAGGAAACCTTTTCCAGATGCTCTTTCAACTCTACCGATAAGAGCCTTGTATGATGGGAGATTATCAATAAATTGTTTTCTAAGTTTTGTTCCAAGCTTTTTACTTCCTTTAGCCACTGCTCCAAGTTTTTCGTTTCCTGCTCCGTAGATGAGTGCATAGATGAAAGTTTTTGCCTGATTTCGAGATTCAAGTCCTGCAAGTTTTTGATTAGTGGTGTGAATATCTCCGTTAATGATTTCATTTGTATATTCTCCATCATTCATATAGTGAGCTAACATGCGAAGTTCTAACTGTGAGGCATCAATTCCTACAAGCTTTCTGCCTCTGGGAACTGTCCAACAAGTCCTGCATTCTTTCCCATAGGGTGCTGAACTGCTAGGAACTTGAGCTAGGTTAGGATAACTATGTGTCATTCTTCCTGTTATTGCTCCGTTAGAGTTAACAAAGGCCCTTACTCGATTATCGTCGTCACACTTATCTATCCAGGATATAACCTGGGCTACTCTCTTTTGGTACATTAGATAGTCGCATATTAATGCCGCTTCAGGAATATCCTTTACTTTGGATAGAATTTTTTCATCTACCTGTGGTTGTCCTGTAGGAGTAAAGACTTCAGGCTCCCATCCAAAATCTATAAGGTACTCTCCAATTTGTTTTCTAGATCCTAAATTAAATTCTGTAACCTCAACCCTAGGAACCTTTACATTCTTTCCGTTTTCAGAATAAAGAGATTCCATTTCTTTAAACTCTTCAGGTGTTAACCTAGTATTCTTTCCAAAATTATCTGTTGCTGTTTTTAACAGGTTGCCATTCTTACCAGTGTTAGGATAAAGGTATCTAGTTTCCTCCCTTGGCAGAAACTTTTCATGCACTTGAGTAACTATCTCATCCATTTTGGTTTCGAGTTCGCCAAGGAGTTTAGAAGCGAAGGGAAGATTTAAAAGAAAACCGTGTCGTCGTTGGGCAGAAATAATTTTATATGTTTCTCTTTCTATTTCTACGCTTTTGGGAGAGAACCCTCTACTCTCTGCTTTTAGGGCTTCAAAGACTTTTGCATTCAGTCGTACATCTTGCATACAATATGTAAGCATGTCTTCTGAGTAGTAAGTGTATTCCTCAAAGTCAATCTTAGGACTTCCTAGATCATAGCCCCATTTCTCTAGGCCATGATTACCTTCTCTAACAGGGTTGAATAGTCTTGATAAGACTAAAGTATCTACTAAAGCTTTATCCCATAAAGATATACCTGCCAGTTCTTCAATGACAGGAACATCAAAGCCAATGATATTATGCCCGATAAGTTTATCGGCAGACTTTAAAAGTTCATAGCCCTCAGATAATTTATCTGGTGGAAATTTATATTCCTGGCCTGTGTCAACATCAATGCAACATAGACACCAAATCTTGGTTGCTTTGAGGTCATCAGTTTCAATGTCAAATACCAACTGCTTCAAAGTTCTACCTCCTCAGAATCTTCAAAGTCAAAAACTTCCTTGAGTCTACCAGTTTCCTTGTCATAATGCAAGGCTCCTGCCAGTCCTACATCACCTGTATATCTTGATTTTAAGATACGCATTCTAGTAGTAGAAGCTTCGATGGGATCATCCGACTGCTGATTACGCTCAAGTGCAATAACACAGTCACTTATTTGACTGATACCATTGGAGCCTCTTAGATGTGCTAGGGATACTTCCGCACCTTGTTCATGTCCCTTGTTACCATCAATCCTTCTAAGGTGTGAAACAAGTATAAGGCCAGCACCTGTCTCCTCTACTAACGATCTGAGCCTAGTCATAATGTTATCAATGGCTCGTCTTTCATCACCTTCTGCTAGAGCAGATGTCATCATTCCAAGGTGATCTACTATAATCCATTTACAGTCTAAGCCTTGAACCATGTATCTAATTTTAGAAAAGAGTTCATCTACGTTATGTTCGCCTAGATGTGAGTGAACCCACAATCTATTCTCGCCTTCAGTCCCGTATAGATTTTCATAATGCTCGTTTAATTTTTCAGGAGAGAAGGACTCCCTGATTTGTTTTATATATAATCTTGAGTTGGCTTCAATTGATAATAGTCCATCAACTGTTCTCTGCCAGTTTTCCTCTAGCGCAAGTATACCTAAGTTATCATCTGTGTTCTTGAGTATCCAATGCTCAAGCTCTCTTGTAACAGATGATTTACCTAGGCCAGTCCCTCCCGTTAAAGTAACTAGCTCGCCTTGTCTCAGTCCATAGAGCTTATCGTTAAGTCCCTGCCAAGGATAAGGGATTGATTTCATTTCTTTCCTAGTGAAATACTCATCTTTCATTTCGGAAATGTTTAGAACTCCTGCTGGAGTATATGACTTCGCGTTCCACCAAGAAGCTTTATACGCATCTCGCCTGTTATTACGAAGCATATCGTTTGCATCTTTAAATTCAGTGGGTAGGCTTAAAACTTTAGCTTTACCTGGCGAAATTAAATCTGCAACCTCGATAGCTTTCTTCTTGCCAATGTTATCATTGTCAAAATTAATAACTACAAATTCAAAGGACTCAACGAACTCTAGGTTTTCTTTGATATCTCGTAAGGCTCCCTGCGCTCCATTTTTTATGGACACGACAGGCCATTTAGAATCCATCATTTCATGTGCTGCCATTGCATCACACTCGCCTTCACAGATAGTTAAGAATTTACCTCCCTTCTGGAATAACTGTTGGCCAAAAAGCATAACTCCTTTGGGCGATCCAACCCAGCTAAATTCTTTGGTGCTGCAGTTCCGAACCTTTGTGCCTACAATTTCGTTAGCAATATAGTAAGGATAGTAATGTTTGGCGTTTTCGCCGTTGTATTCTGATTTAACTCCGTACTTTCTCGCAGTATCTTCAGAGATCCCCCTATCTTTTAGCTTCTGATAAGCACCTCCCATTTTAAATCCTGAAGTTTCTTTTTTATTACGCTGGTGAACTGTGAAGTCTTCCACTTTATCTTCTCCGTCATACGATGTGTACCAATGGTCGCAGCTAAAACAACGAGCCGTTCCATCGTTGTTGATGCTAACTGCGTCACTACTTCCACAAACCCTGCAAGGTTTATGATAAATTACAAAATGTCTTTTCTCAGTCATTATTCCTCCGATAAAAAAAAGGCCCCTTACGAGGCCTTTTGCGGTTCCTTTATTTGTTTACTGGACGATTCCGCTAAAGCATTAATTAAATCCTGACTCATTTTTGAGTCTGCTGCTTGTAGCACTTTCATTCTCAATGTTAACTTACCAAGCTCGTTGCGTATTTCATTAAGAATTACAACTGAGTCTTGTTGATCTTCACTGAGGCAGTCGAGATTATATTCTTTGTCATCGACTGTTATCTTACCCTCGCTCACAGTTCCATTTCCTCATCATCGCCCTCGTCTTCAAACTCATCGCCATCAACAGCATAAGTTATTAGATCGAGCACTTGCATACCTTGGAAATCTAATCCTTTGTAGGTAGAGCCGCTGCGATTTACTTCCCAAGGTTTATATTGAACCTTGACCCTCGATCCGTTGCCAATTTTACAATTCAACTCTTGGCGATTTCGATCAATAAGCTTAGGTGCTTTTCGGATCATCCCATTTGGGCCGTTGACCTTACGTTTAATAACTACCGTAGGGCCTTCATCCTTGTCTATCACTTTGATTCCTTCAGATCTAAGACGATCCGCTTCATCTTCAGTGATGACAAGATTGACAGTATACACTGGCTCAAATGTAGTATTGGGAGATGTAACACTTGCCCAATACGCGATACCTTCAATTACCATATATTAACTCCGTTTGTTTGTGTCTGTATAGACTATCATGGGTTTGTGGTTTGTGTCAAGCGAATGTTTCCTGCCATTTTTTAGGACGCTTTCCAGTCAGTGGTGTAGATTTACACTTAGCGGCATACCAATAGGTTGATTCTAATTCCTTTTTCAAAGCAGCCCTGGAATATTTAACTGCCTTGCCTTTTGTTACAGGTTTGATTGTTCCTTGCTTATTGCCTACTGCTACTTCGCAAAGCCGCCACCCGTCCAGATAAAACCAAAGAGTATACTTATCACCCCTTTTTGGATTTAAAAGTTTATCTTTTAAAGATAAAATTTGTGTAATCATTTCCAGTCACACTCCTGATTTATAAACTCTGAAAACATAATTGAAACATCGTTATCTTTTATACGCCAACTACCTGCTTCCTGACAGGTAGATTTAACAAATGAAAAGAATTTTAATTTTACTTTCTCGTTAGGTAGCGGTGCTCCTATTTGCATTACCCATAACTGCGCCCACCAATCGTCAAGATCGGTGTTAAATTCCTGGATTGGATCTGTTGCGCTCATAATTTATCCTCCTTATGAGCAGTTTTAAATCTTACTCAGGATCTCGGAGAGTTCAGTAGGCAGTTTCTCTACTTACCTAGGTAGTCGGAGGTGTTCCTATGCAGCTTTATCAAAGTAATTAAGCACATTTCTAACTGATTCAGTTCTCTTAATGTACTTTACACTGTCATCAGCAGCATTCTTCCTTTCTTTTTTCTCATTAGTTTTAAAATGAGTTGACCAGTCAGTGAGTGTATTATACACCGACCAAAGGTTTTTACCAAAACTTTTCTTGTAAAAGTTATACTTGGTAATCATGTATTGCAGATTAGTGTTTCTAACTTTACCTTCCTGTACCATTTGAATTCTTTCAAAGTGAGGTAAAGGTAACATTGATTTAGCATTTGCTGCAAGTATAAAGAAGTGTAATGCTTGAGAAAATTTTACATCTGTATTGTACCATTCACCCCAAACACGATTCTGATTAATAAGAACTTCGACAGTTTTATTAATCATGTTTGCACCATGATCAATATTCAATGAGTTAGTATGCCTACTCTTGTATATTCCAGCAGTGTTCGTAAGAAAAACTTGCTTGTTTAAACATGCGGCCTGAAGCGACCCTATTGAAGCATGGTAAGGCCAGATGCCATTAGTGGAGTTTAAGTGTAGTAGTTGAAGACTTGATGTGTCTCCATCGGGAGTCTGTACACTGTGATTAGGGATGTCGTGTTGGACATAACACATAGCCCCGTCTTCACTAACACGGATTGATTCTTTAATGTCAGAAAGTTCTAACTTGCTACGCTCTAATACATTTCGAGCAGTATCAATCATGCTCTTGTGAGAAACAGGCTTATACTTAGAACTGTGGAAGCCTACGAAAGAGCCAGTGTCATCTCGATACAATGCTTTTTTGTTTGGAATTGTTCGTGAAAAGCCTTGATTATTTGTAAATTCCACGGGGGCCTCTACAATATCAAAATCCGCATCACCATACCCAGCATGACGTAGATTGTTTACATTAGCAGAATTGCTATAAATTGAAGTTACTGTGTTCATACTTCCTCCGAAGTTATTTAGTTTGCCGACATTGGCGAGACACATATTAGCACGGTTCCAGAACCTGTCAACCCCATTACCGCGCTTGGTTTTAAGACTCATCGTCAAAGTATACAATGCCCTGCATCCAATGCTCCTGTAAATATTTCTTAGCATCGAACTTAGTTTTAAAATAAATAATATTAAACTCGCTATTGATTACATCGACATAGCCATCGGTTGTGAACATTTGTAAACTATACCGATATCCTAAGTTTAATTGATACCATTCTCGGGTTTTAAAATATCCTGGCCAATCATTATTCCAAGCTTTTTGTTCGCTCATTTTACTCTCCTAGTGATTAATGTATGCATCTCAGATAACCTCTACTTCGCATTCAGTTTCAAACCATACTTTAGCACCGCAAGACAGAGGTTTATCTGGACTGTAAATAAACTTCCCGATAACTTTACCGTCTACCGAAAGAATATTTGCAGTATTTCCTTTTCGATTATCTTTGTAAGTTTTAATTGTCAATACTGGTTTATCTTTTCCTTTAGCATTGGCTTTAATATTATGCTGGTTAACATGTACTATAGTTTTCATCACCTCTCCTAGTGGTTAATGTATGCAACAGTTTTTACTTTCTTACTCCAGCAAGCTCGGCAGTCTCCGCACTTACCATCATTTTTACTTGATGGACAGAGCCACATATTGTTAACGGCCAGTGTTCCTTTCGGGACAACTGTACTATTGACAAATCCTTGCATATGAATCTTTACTCCGACCAAAGAATCACTTGATATTCTCACTGCAACATTAGGTAAACTATTGATTTTATTGAGAATATTTTTAAACTTTTTGAACTTGTACATTCTGGTAGGTAACCAGTGTTTACAGTGTGGAGTTTTCTTAATTACTTCAAAGATTTTATTGGCCAATGCAACAGTATACATATCGCCAGAATCAAACCACCGAAAGAATGTTTGCTTTTTAAGTAACACTACCATTTCGTCAGCCCATTCGGGACGTTTCCAGTCCTCCATGTTATGCTCCCTAGGGGCTTTAACAGTGGGCATGTTGTAAAATCCCTTATCGGCGTAGCAGTTTTTACAAACATCAACCAGCGATCCATTTTCAATTGAACCTGGACAAGATATAATCGCAGGAAGCGACCATGATTTGGCTGGCATCTTATTCGTTTTGGAAAGTTTTATTTGTGATTTCATTTGACCTCCGATTTCAAATGTGATAATTTCTCTTATAAGTTTTAGAGATCTTATAAGATGTTGTTGTTTTTTTATAAAAGATCTTTATAAAAATTTTAATTCTCTCAACCCGCTGAGATCCATCGTATATGAACCGTGAAAGCCTTGTCAAGCCAGTCTAAGAAATATTTACTTTGTTAACTTCCCCTTGTGTTTCCGCTCTCCACGTTTCAATGCTTTCTTTTTGTCAATGAACACTGCAGATTTGTTAAATTTCTTAGCGTGTTTAGCGACTAAGTTATTTAATTTATCTTTCATTTTACATATCTCCCCAAAATATAACCAATTAAAAAGCCTACTGCAAAGTATAACTCCATCAGTCGCCCCAAGTTTTAATTTCTTTTCCTACTTTAAACTTCCCGTAAGGATCACGGCCCTCGAATTCCCCTGAAGTATCTATTCCAACGGCTCCATCAATATACCAACCACTAGGATAAGTTAACTTAACGCCTGTCCAAAATACATCTACGGAAGTTTCCTGTCTATCATTAAAAGGATTCCCATTAGGAATACTTGAGATGTGCTCTACTTCAGCATACCACGATCCAGTAGTGTTACATCCCGAACACAACATGAATAAAACTAATATTAAAATTCTCACTTCCAAGGCCTCCGTAAAAGTTCTTGTCTTAACTTAGATATTTCTTTAAGTTTTTTTGCCTTGGCCTTTCGAGTATTCTCATAATCAGCCCTTGTTTTCCTCGTCATATTAACTCCTC